ATATTGAAACAGCTGAGGCCGCGATAGCTTGGGGCGCGGAACTAATCCCCGGCGAATTTGAGATTGTATCAGAAAGCTAAGGAGCTTACGATGAAAAAGCAGGTAATCAGACAAGGCGACGTTTTCATAATTTTGGACTGCGAGAAGCCGGTAAGTGCGAAGGCGCGCAAAGATAGAACGCTGGCGCTCGGAGAGGCCACCGGACATCATCACACCCTGACGGCCGGCGTTGTGTTCGGCGAAATGGCCGGGCAGCAGTGGGTTGTGCTTGACGAAGAAACGGGACTCACACACCAGGAACACTATACGCGGACGCTTCCGCCGGGTACTCACGAAGTCCGTATCCAGAGAGAGTACAGCCCCGAGAAAATCAGAAGGGTGACCGATTAAGAGCGACTTAGCACATGCCTACCGCTTCCGAGTCTCTCGGCGGCGGTGTGCGGGGACTAACCCGCTTCTCCTCCTTTGGACGGGTGCAGGTCTGGGTGGCCTGCACCCCGAAGGGGAGGCACGGGCCTGAATAGCAATCGACTGGCGCGAGGGGGGAGCGCGCAGGACGCCGAGGCAGAATCGGCCAGGTCCACTGGAGACGAAATGTGGAATTTATTTGAAACGTTGTTAGGCAGTATATACGGCGTGATAGGTATCTTTTTCGCGTGCGCGCTTCTTGCGGCGCTATTTGAGAAATCATTTCGAGGTGACAAATGACTGAGGACGAAATCCAACAAGCATTGCACGAACTTGACGAACAGCATAGCGTACACGCCAGCATGGTAACGGCCTGCGCGGTCGTTGCCGGTGCGATGATTATGTTCGCCGCCGTGCTGCTGTGGGCGCTGGCGCAGGTGACGCCATGAAGAGATTCCTGTTCGTGCTGTTCCTGGCCATCCTCCTTGTGCCGAACGAAAACGGCGGATGGCAATCCTGGGCGTTCGCGCTCGTTGCGTTGGGCGGGCTCGTGGTGGTGGGGCGCATGATTGATGAGGAGAGGAAAGGATGAACCGAGAATATAAACTACCAACATTAGACGAGCAAAAAAGTATGCGTTGGCCAAAGGTCTGTTGCCATTGCAATTCAAATAATATCGATGGTTTTGTCACTGATTATTATGAGTACTACGGGGTCAACGCCGTCGATTGGCATTGTTTTGATTGCGGTGAGCTTATTGTTACTACCAAGGCGTATCTAGAGCCGGAGCGGGAAGGGTGAAATTTTCCTGCCCCGGGCTGATCGTCCCGTACACCCGCACCACGCAGGGCAGCAAATGGAACGCGCGTTCCCGGAGATATTTCGCCAGCAAGGAAAACCTTGCGCTGTCCGTCAAATTACAGATGCGCCGGTGCGGGAATAAGCGCCTGCCAGACAAAACGCCGTTTCTGCTCCGCGCACACTTTACCAGGCGCAACTTCTTGACGTGCGACCTGGACAACCTGGCCAAGGCAGTCGCCGACGCGCTGAACGGGATTGCGTATGACGACGATCGCTACTGTGTCCGACTGGAGGCGACGAAACGCCGCGGGCCGGACTTCGCAGAAATTGAGATATTGGAGGCAGGAGATGATAACTGACCTGACGCCGCGTGCGAACGGGATTGACATATCAAAGTATGACCAGTATTTCCGACCGGATCTCGCAACAAAGCAACTTGATTTTGTGATCCAGCGCCTGAGTTACGGGATGCGCCATGATGAGCTGCGCTTGCAACTCAAACCCGGCGTGATGAGCATGAAGCGACGAGGCGCGTACCACTATTACAGTACCAGCGTGCCGTGGCTTGACCAGGCTAAATTTTTCCTGGACACTGCCGGATTGGATTATAAGTGGCTGTGTTGGGATTACGAGATTAGTTATAACAACCTCAACGCCCGGACTGCTAATGATTGCATGAAGGCGCTGGCCTGGCTGAAAGAATACTTCCCGGGCAAGGTGGTTTTGTATACCTCGCCGTATATTTACAACACCTACCTGACGCCGTTCGTCGGTAATCAGCCGAAAGCCTGGCCGTTATGGATTGCGCAGTACTGGTACTTCTGGAGCCCTAATAAGAATCCCGGCCTGCCAACCGGCGTCACTGATTGGGCGCTGTGGCAGTACACTGACAAGGGCAATGGGACGGAATTCGGCCTCGCTCGTTCGACTGCCGCCGACCTGGACGTATTCAACGGTACGCCGCTTGAGATGGACGACTGGATCGGGATCGTGCCGCGCCCGCCGCAACCGCCGATACCAAAGACGATTGAGGAACGGGTCGAGGATTTAGAGGCGGCGGTATTCGGTGAGGTAAAATAATGTTCTGCGTAACCGACCCCGACGGCGCCCAATATCACTTTTTCGAGACGCCAGACGGACTATGCACCTGTGGCTTGTATAAGCAGGACGGTGACGAGATCGTGCGCGCGCATCCGACGAAGCCGGAGCGGGAAGGGTATGCGGATGATGAGGAGGAATCGGAATGACCCTACTATTCACCATCGCCGCAATCGCCGCCGCCATCGCTGTTGTCTGGTTGTGGCGCGAACACCTGACCGACGCCGAAAAGCGCTACTGGTTGCCGCGCTACATCTTAGCGGCAGTAGCGATATTGTTTCCGTGGCCGATTGATGGGCTGCGCTGGTTGTTATTGGCGATAGTCATCGGATCGGTTCTGTTAGACAATGATAAGGATGCTGACTTATGAAATATATCCGCGCGCTATTATCCCGCCCGAAAGACCGATATACCTTTGCAGTCGTCGGCATGTACGGTTGCGCAGTCGTCATTATCGGCAAACTGTACCAGGCTGAAACGATTACGCAAGTGGAGGGCTGGAGCGCGTTAGGGGTGGCGACGATTGCGGCAGTGTTATTGCTGCTGCCGTTGTTACCCTATTATTTAACAGAACTCACCGGCGGAAGCTGGCGAGACGTTGGAGATTGACGATGCAATACCTACGCCTGCTTGCCCTGGTCCTGCTCTCCCCGCTGGTACTTGCCGCAATCATCGCCGCGCTTGCGCTGATCGTGGTGTGCGGCGTGCTTCTGGAGTTGGTGGGGGAGTTGGAAGAGTTGGAGACGTATGCGTGACGCCTTCGTGCGCGCCTCGCTCCTCGCAACAGCCCGCGCGCTTATCGCCGCATGGCTGGCGTACCGGCTCGGGACGTACCAGGGTCTTGGTATCGCGGTCGTGATGGTGATCCTGGAATTCACCGGCGTGATGAGTGCGCTGAGCTTCTTACGCGCAATCGAGGCCGAGAAAATCCCCATCAAGATAATGGGGAAATCGGTCAGCGAGTACAGACAGGAGGCGCAGGCACGCAAGGCGACGGCGCACGCAGCAGCCGAAGAAAAGCGCGAGCGGGATCACGTCGAAGCGGTGCGCCAGGATAAGGCTATTCACGGCGCGTTACTCAACCTGCTGCTGAATGAGACCGGCGCCGGGACAAGTATCCCGCGCGAGGGTATCGCATTGACGTGGCGGATTTGCCGTAAGCACGGCATGAAGCAATCGGAATGGAAGCGACTTTGTGCGTTCGTCCTGCGCTCCGGTTCACGCGGTTGGAGCAAGCCCGGCGTTGGCGGCAAGATGTCGGTTATGCTAAAACATTCGTACATCGTCAGCACACTGGCGGACGCGAGACGGTTTGGCAAGGTGGGCGGGGTGAGACACTCCCCTACCGAACGCCGATGAGTAGCGATTACATGCACCCCGTGATGTACACGTACACGGATTACACGCATTTTGGAGTTATTATGAGGAAGCCGGATTAGTTTGAGGACTAAATGACCCGCTCCCTGCTCCCATCGCACCCCGACTACCCCGAAATCGACCGGCTGTCGAACATGCTAGCCGTCGCAACCAACGCGCACATGCACAGCGGCGACATGGCCGGGGCGGAACGGGCCGCGCTGATCGAGACGCTGGCGGATGCGCTGGCGGAGCGGTTGGAAGTGGTGGGGTGGGGGACGTGGGCGAAGGTTATAAACAAGATTGATAAGACGGGGGAATGATGGGTAAAGCTAAAATAATATTTCAGGTAATAATGATGTTTATGTCGCTGATAAGCTCCGTGATAGCAGCGGGCGAATTTATAAAAGGTGATATTTCTCAGGCGACATTTTTTCTGGTTTGTGCGTGTTGGTTTTCGATAAGCGCGAAGGACTGAGGGGACTGGATTGATGATGATACACAACAAGAAGCCAGAAAGCCCCACAAGTGCTTTGTAACCACAGTTACACAATGATATGATGAATTTCGATACACTATACGACACACTAAAAAAACGCATCACAGAAGGCGAAACATACGAAAGTATAGCCGCCGACTTTGACGAGGTTTCGCGGGCTTATATATGGAAGGTAATCAATCGGAAACAAGAGCCAGTCAAGCCGCACTTACGCGCAGCTCTAGGACTGCCGCCAACCGTGTCGGTTATACCTATCAGTGGTCGCACGATCCCAGTAGGGTCGCAGGTTCACCACGCCGAATACTGTATTGATTGCAAAAGGCCATTCATCAGCAACCATCCACGGCGCGCAAAGTGTTTTATTTGCAGCCCGTATCGTGGCCGTAAGTAGTACAAAACTGTACAGGATATCTTAGCCTGGGCGAATGGGGGGGAGTGGTCCGGGCGAAAGTATCGGCGGTCGAAGCTGCGCTAACTTTTCGTACCAGGATAATATCATAATCCTGGTATTGTCCGTGTGCAAAAAGAGCCCCTAATCGGCAATGTTCTGCACACAAAGCAATAGCCCCCTTGAGTAGGGGGCTATTTTGTTACCGCAAAACATATCCCAAAATCAGGTTTACCCCAGCGACAATTGAGCCAGGTACACGCTCAGGTCATCCGGCACGCCGCCAAGCGAGATGCTGCATATCCCCGTCTCCGCATCGTAGTTTGTCGCCGTGATAAGGTACGTGACGCCAAGAGCAGCCGCGTTCGGTCGGTCCGGCAGGTCAACGATGCGCAGGCGCTTGCCGCTTTCAATCTGCGAGCCTGGTACGATGGCACCGGCCTTAGTACTGATCTCGGCCACACGCACCGGCTTTGTCACCGCCCAGGTTGGATTTTTATGCCGGGCGAGATAGCGCCGCCCATAGTTGATTGCATCAGCCTGCGCGCCGTCCTGGAGTTGGATAGTCTTTTCACGCTGGCCGTATGCCGTGATTGAGTCGGCGTTCTTGAGGTTGACGTCATCGTCCGGCGTGACAATCAGGCTGCGGCCGTTCTTGTCGCGATACTTGACACTGATCCAGTTCCAAACGTCGTCCGTATTCTCGCGCACCTGTACGTCACCATCCTCAACCGTAATCATAAAATCGTAGTCTGTCAATACGGGATAGACCTCGAGAAAGAACAGCGGTTTGCTGTCACCTGAAAGCTGCGAGCGGCGCAGGCCATATCCGATTGCGTTCTGTGAACTGTCACCGTATTCGGCAATGCGGCTTAGTATCTTACTGTAAGCCTCACGCCCATTGGTAATGAATGGTTTGACGGATAGTGTTAGAGCCGTTGAAATGCCGGAGGTATTGGCGCTGATGAGTGTCTCGTCAACTGCCAGGCGGTCGAGGATGTCCAAGGCGACTTGGTAAGCGCTGACATTCCCGAGTGTTGCACTGGCGTGGTCACGACTGGCGTATATCATTGGCGAATCTATTTCAGCATAATATGTGCCATCCGAGGTTGGCGTTTGGCTGGCAAGGCTAATATAGCGTAGCTGTACGTAATTGCGCGCAGTTCCTAAATTGACACTCTGAGAGCCGGATGCCGAAATAGTTACAACCCAGACCCACACAGAGCCAACCACATCGCGAACCCCGTATTGCCAGTTTTGCGCGCCCTCCTGAAAATCGTAATTCATCTCAACGCGCCCGATAGTTTCCCCGGTTGGCATTGTGTATTGCAATCGAATTTGATCGGTGTTGACGCACGCCTCGGGGCGCGGTGTAAAGCGGATGCGTTCGCGCCGGTCGATCGTGAATTTGTCCCCGGTCCCGTCGTCTAATTCCTGCCATGCCTCATTAGTTAGGCGGTTATCAGCCCAGCGCCGGTCAATGCCGCGCTTTTCAAAATACGCCGCCCATGGGCCGATGCACTCGACTTCTATGCCGCGATTGCTAGGTTGAAGGCCGTCTATTTTACCCTCATAGACGATACGCGGGCCGTCGAAGATTTTGACGCCGTGACCGCCACGTAGATTAGTTGAGTTGGATATGTAGTCCATCGGAATCAGAAATGAGGCGGAGCCGTATAGCCCGCCCGGATAGAATGTCTCGTATTTGATATTCGAAACGCTATCTAGGTTTTGGTCGAATACTATCGTCCCGCTGGTGTTCGTAACCTGGACGGTTAGTAAATATCCCATCGCGGCGTAATCCCTATTTTGTCAAAATCCATAGTAATATCAGCGGCCCATAGTTTACTATCTCCGCCTCCTTGTACAAAAATTCCATTAATAACATTAGGCTTAATGTCAATCGGTCGTTGCAAATAAGGTGCATATCCAAGGCCGTGGGTGATTGTACCGGCGGAGTACCCCACGATAACCTCGCGCCCTTTGATGTAAGCAGTATCAAGAAACGTGGATGTCGCAAGACCGGAGGCGTCAAAGCTTGTTGCTCCCATCAGGTAAAGAGTATGCGATACATTAAGATCAGCTGTTCCTGATGTGCGTTTAGCCTCGATCGAAAAGCCAATCTTTTGTTGCAAATCGACAATGCGCGGGGTGTTCGGAACTGTAATCGGGCCCAACAAAAAACCCAAGTATTCACTTACATTGCTAACGCTGCGCCAATCTGTATATAATTTTTCGCCACCAAGGCTAACGGCTAAACGAATTTGTAAGTTTGACCCGGCGTCCTTCATAGTCGTCCAGGCATAAATCTCTCGCCCACGCACTGAGGGGTAAAAAACAATTTGTGGCGAAGCGGTGCAATATGATAAAATCGTAGTAGTTTGGCTTTGACGCAGTGTCACATTATTGTTTGCCAGGGTGTCGGCGGTTCCTGCACCGTCTACGGCAAAGAACTGTTCGGCGTGTTCGTCATCAAAGAAATTGCTATTGAACGTTCCCGGCGAACGGGTGACCGTACCGAATAAAAACCCGACAGTAGTGCTAAAGGCGCTAGTTGGCAAATAACCCATGACTTCCGTTTCAACATCATCGCCCACCATCCCGGACAAAAAACAAAAGTTTCTGTCAGTCGAGGTCTGCTCGTTGTCAATAATATCATCGCCGTCGTTCGTCCACAGGTACGGAAGCGGATCAACGCGCTGATCGTCCGTTACCTGCTGGACAACCTCGTTATAATCGGCGGTGACTTCGATCGCACTCATCACCTCCGCAAACGTGGCAACACCCATGATCGTGCCGAAGCAATGATTTGCCGGAGTGGTATTTGAGCCTATGTAAAAACTGGCTGGCTCCGCTGTTGCCGCTGTTTTTCCGCTGCCAGTTCCTACACTTTGGCTATCCTTGTAAATCGTGATTGCGTCCCCATTGTATGTGACATGAATGATAATAGTCGTCCCGGCTGTAATCGAGATAACCGATGAGGTTACACTATTGCCAGATGATACCTGGCAGAATAGTTGTGTGGAGGAATTCAGCGTCAGAGATATTTCTCCGTCATTAGCCTGTATAAACGTGCGCGTACCGGCTGACTCAGGTGGCGGCTTCCAAACAATGCGGATCGTCCATTGATTGCGTGCTGGGAATAAGTCCGCAAATTTGTATCGCAAGAATCCACTTGTTACGGCAGTTGTATATGCACCCCAGGCGGCCTCCTTGAGTAAATAGCGAGGCACCGCGGTATTGTTTGAAATAGAACATGCGTCGAAATAAACCGGAACGGGCGAGTTCCAGTAATAACCGATGTTAATTGATGCGGTTGAAGTGGCTGTAAATCTGCGGCCGCACCAGTACCAACCATCACCAAGGGCAATGTAGAATGAATTGCCGCCGGTTCCGGTAAATACAAACCCCAATTGACTGGAAGAAATTGCGCCTTTATCTCTCCGTTTTACCAAGCAATTGATCCAATAGGCATTTCCCGAAGTAACACTGATAGACTGATACATAGTTGCGCTATTGTTCGTTTGGATACTGGAGAACTTGAGCGAGCGCGTGCCGACCTGGATATATACCGGGTCGAGATTTTGCGTTTTAACTGTACCAGTTCCGGCGGTAGTCCAGCCAGTGTCGTATGCGGTCGTTGACATAAATACTGGGTTCGCGAATTCCAGCGCAGACGGAGCCTGTTCAATCCATACGCCGCGCGGCTTGCCGTCTGCTGTTCCGAGGAAGTCCTCGTATAAACGCCCGCTAGCCTGTCCCGCTCGCTGAGGCAGCCCGAGCGCCTGCGGCTTTATTACCAGATCGACCGATAGGCGCACGATCCTGTTGGAATTCTGCAATGGATTGAGGTACTCGCTGGCAAGTTCCGCTTTCCCGTCCTCGATTTCATAACGAGCAAACGCGCCGAACTGTCCGAAGAACGGTTCGTATGTATGCCCGTTCCAAGCGCGGTAGGCGATGTACAGCGGTTCACTGCGATTGTCGCCTGCCCGATTCAGGAAGGCTTGCAGATCCCGCATTGCCCGCTCTGCCTCGCTGACTGAGGCGGCTTCGATGTTGACCGAAAAGCCCCACGAACGATTATCGCGGCGCTTGCTGGCCAGGTTCTGCCCGACGGATGCGCGGCCAAATGTGACCTCTCGCGCCGTGGTGGGTGGGAGGAAGTCAGATTCTTCGATGCAATAACGCCCGGAATTCAGGTTGAGTTGGTCTTTACCCTGAATGAGCTTTACGATAGGTGCCATTATTACCTGCCTGTTAGTCCTGCGCCGGAACTGCGCGCGTTGCGCATCCCGCGTCCGGCCTGCGTGAGTACCTGCGCGGCGATTTCCTTGCCGTCGAGCAGCACGGTGACGTTTACCGGCCCGTTACCCCCGCCGCCTTTACCCGCGCCCATCTGGTTCGCTGGCGTGACCTGGACGCGCTCGCCCGACTCGACGTAGATCGGGCCGAAGCTGTCGTTATTGAAGCCGGGAGGAACGACGAAATCAGTGCCGTGAGAAAAGCCGCCGCCAGCGTTATCGCGAGCGGACCCGCCCCCACCTTTTGCGCCCGGATTATATTTGCCGGGGTTCGGCAGTTGATCGCCGGTCACATTTACGTCAAAATTGAGAACATAATCTCCGCTGGCGTTCATAGCGGCCATACCGAGCGCGTCAAGTTCTGCTGCTCCGCGGGCGGCCTCGTCTGCCGTTTCACCAAGTAAGGCGGCGAGTTCTTCGGTAGTCACCATGCCGTCAGACATTGCTTCAATCCAGTCATACTTAGATATCACGCCGTCGTCATAGGCTTTGTTGAGCGCCGATATGTTTTCAAGCTCGCCAAACTGTAAAATCAATTGCGCCTTTTCTTCGCCTGTTAAATCCTCAGTGGCAAGCTTCAAGGCCAGCTTGACGCGTTCCTGTTCGAGCATGGTATCGCTGACTAACTTAATGCCTTCGTTCAACAGACCGGCGGCAGTCCTGGCTGCGTCATAATCTCCGGCCATGTCCATGAGCGCGCCGCCAAGTAGTCCGGCAGCTTCACGGCTGGCTTCCATATGTTCTTTTGTCGATATCAGGGACGCGTTGACCTTAGACTCCAACAGGCCAGCCGATACCAGCATAGCGTTATCCCATGACTCGGATTGAAAATCTATATGTGCGGCTTCGGCTTTGCTGAGCTTGTCAATCTGTTCAATCGTCTCGTCAATCCCCTCATTCACTAATCCCAGATCCTCAAGGATTGCATCGCGATAGTCTTTTCTGAATAACGATTGAAATGATACCAGGCGGACCGCCGCCCATAGATAATCCCCGAAGCTAATAACCCCCTCGTCCAGCGCCTTGTTAATTGTCTCGACTGCCCCCGGCATTTCAATAAGCCCGGCGATTAGCGGATAGAGTGCATTTGCTAGCAATTCTTTACCGCCCGTTTCCAGGTTGTCTAGTGCAGCATCGAAACGGTCGTATGCGGCTGATACCTCGCCACCTGCCGAGTCGGCACCAGCCCGCGCAACCTTGTATAAGTCCTCAAGCTGGCCGAGGACGACTTTCGTTCCGATTGCAAGCGCACCCCCGGCAGCAAGAATAGTGCCGAAATTCCCGGTTACTGAATTCATGAAACCGGAGATAGCGGATTGCGCCTGAGATGTGACCGCATTTACGCGGATAGTTAGTTCTGGATCGCCTGCCATCAATTACCTCATAACCGTTTCGCTAACAGCCGCGAGACAAAATCCCACGCCTGCGGGTTCTGTAATGTCCAGTCTCTTACTCTGTGATGACCGGCGGCGCGCTTGTATGCTGCTAAGTTGTCGTATGCGTTGATTGCTTGTGACACGGCGCGCACCTCTCCGGGCGGAAGGTCAAGCACGTTGACCCCCCACTGTTTATAATCAAATGCTCGGATCAGATAGGGCGGCGGCGGGTCGTCTCCGAGGACGTAGTCTGCCACCGCCTCGATCAGTTTGGGGGGACAGTGATTGCGGTTACGTAAGCCTCGATTACCTTAGCACCATAATACAGAACCTTTCCGGCGTGCAGATCGTCAACGTCCTCGCCGTCGATATGATAGCGTTTCTCACCGCCTGATGTTTGTAACACCTCGCTGGTCGGGGCTACCAACCAACCCGCCTCAATTGCGGCCTTCAGAGCGTGGGATGCTCTGATGATATTGCCAGCAATATCAAGGCCTCCCAGCTTGTGAGCGTTCGTTTCAAACGCGTAAACGTCACGCTGACGCAGGTCGCCGCGTAACTTGAATTGATCTTTCCAGGAAGGGGCGGAGACTTCCCCGCCCGCATCCTTGATTTCGTCGCTCACTTGGAGCCATCCTTTCCGGCTTATCCGCCGGTGCTTGTTCCGTCAGTCAGATTGTCGAGATTGACTGTGATGTCAGCAGTCAGAACGCCGTTGACGGGCGAGCTGTAATTAGCCGCCACAACCCACGCTTTTGTAGACGTGACTTTCATGTTTCCAGATGTAACGCCGCCGGGGAACCACTTGAACGTGGTTGCGCTGTCGCCCTCTTGCAGGGCTGCAACTGTGGCAGTGTCGGTCGCTGCGAGCGCAATCGACATGTTGAATACGTATGACTTTGCGCCCAGGGCGGTCTTCATGACACCGTTGCACTGGTAGTTGCTGGCGTTCACGCTGCGGTTCAGGCTTGCCGACTGAATACATCCGCTGCCGGCAAGCGTGGTTGTGCCGAAAGTTATGCTTTGAGATAGACCGGAATCAGCCATCTAAGCCTCCTGTTGATTTGTCCTTTTTCTTCCGTTCGCGCACTTCTTCGGCGTACCCGCTGCCGAGCAGCAGGTCAATCACCCAGCGCGGCACCTCGCCTTCTGCCACGGTCTGCCCGGGCTTGAAATTGAAGCTGCCGCCGTTGACGCTTGCGGGTTGAGTTAGTTTGATTTTCATACGTCCCTCGCGCTAACCGTTGCAACAACTGACCAGTAGTCATTTCCGGCTACCTCGAAGATTTCGGCAGCGATGTCGTATTCGATGAAGTTGGCCAGCGTGCCGCCCTGCGATTTCTCCAGGCCGTCAAGCGCCGTTTCGAGGTTGTCCATTAGGGCCGCCAGGCGCGCGTAGTTCTGCGGTTGCGTACCCTGTCCGACGGCTTCGATCGCAATCACGAAACCAATTGAGCGGGTCTTGTTTTGCGACCAGCATGACAACACCTTTTCACCCATCGCGCCCGAAGGCATGAGGGGGAAGGCTGCCGGAAGCTGAGCAGTAGACAGAGCGCGCGGCGGTTCATCGAAATGCGTAGTAACGCCCGAGACGATTAGCGCCTGGATTGCGGCTAGAAAGGCGGCATTAGTCGCCACTAGAGCCTCTTTACGTAGGACATCAACGCCAGGTCAACGTCTTTCGGGACGCCCTGTGGAACGGTGATTACACCGGCTGCGGGGATCGACTGCACGTCAAACACCTGGCTGTCCTTGAGCCGGTAGTAAAACGCGCTCAGCCGGATACAGGCATGTTTGATGTCGGCCGGAGGCGTGGTGCTGTAAGCCCATTTGCCGGCGACCGTGATTCCCATTTCTGCGTCAGTCGTGTATGTCCAGTCAGCGTCTACGCTGTCCTTGATGCGTATGCCATAGTACGGCGTCTCGTTGCGCGGTAGTGTGATGTACTGCGTGCTTGTGATGGTTGTTCCGGTCGAGGCGTCCGCGTTAGTGATAACGGTCGTCAGAGAACAGATATCTTCATCAAAGTAGAGTGTTCGACCTTCGTTGTCCTGGTCCACCGTAAAGCGGCGCGTGCTGTCCGCCGTCGAAGAAAACAGCCGGTGCGTATATGTTTCGATGTACGCCTGAGCGCGCGCAACTAACGCCGTTATCAGCGTATCATCGCCCGTATTAGTTGAGTCGATGCCAAGATAGAGCTTGACATCTGTACTTGTGCAGTAGGCCATCGCGTATGTGCGGGGAGGCTAACAACCTCCCCGCTTATCACGTTACCTAAGCTAGTATTTCAGCAACAGACGCAAGATCGTAGTCGTCAGCCGGAGCATGGCGACAGCCCATACCAAGCACAACGCCGCTCATATCGCCGCCCGCGGTCGTCAAGGTCTGACGAAGCGAGACGAACGAAAAACCGCCAGCTACATCAAGTTCATCGGTGCGAACGTTGATGACAGCCTGTTTATCGTTATCGCCGGTCGTGAGCTGCGTGATTGCTTTGCCGGTAATAGCTTTAGCGCCAGCGCCGGTGCTGGAAGTTGCCTGGCGCACAGATGCGTCAATCGTGCCGGAAGCCGCGATAACCCCGGCCTGTACAACGGCCATGACCTCGTGGAATTCCTCCATGTTGACCCAATCTGAGTCCTGACTCCCGGTGCTGTATTGGTCGGGATCGATAGTGGCAACAATTGCCACGTATTCGGAAGGTAATTTACCCATTGTTAGTTCCTCCGTTTAGGCGTCGTTGTGGAATACGAACGGGCTAACGGTGTAGCTGCCGGTCGGATCTGCGAGTGTGATAGCTGCGTTCAACCAGGCCATGCCGTCATTTCGCTGCGCAAAGCGCCAGGTACCCTGATCGCTCTTGAAGCCTACATGCTCCGAGAAGGCGATTTCAAGCACGCCCTTCTGGAACCAGAGGTAAGCACCGAGGTCTGCCAGGAGAACATCGTCCCCGTCGTCCTGAGGCATGTGCTCGGAGAACAGGATCGGATAACCCAACAGGCTGCCGCTAACGCCCACGCGCCAATCAACCAGGTCCTGATTGCTGGCCGTGAAGCTGGCGAGGTCGGGAATAACGCCGGGATGCATGATCCATACCGGCTGTTGTGCGCTCAGTCGCTTGAAGCGGCTGAACATTGCCAGCGCGTCGGCTTCGGCGAATGCGTTATCAGTGGCAGTCGCAACGCCGATCGCACATGCAGCATTCAGGATGCCGGTCGGTTCGCCCGCACCGGAGCCGCGGATAATGTTGCGTTCGTTTTTGTTTGCGATGGTGATTGAGAACAGCGAGGTAAGCAGTGCTTCAACCGACTGCGGACTATCTGCAATCAGCTCATTGCTGACATCAGTGAAGCCGCCGACTTTGTGAAGCCGCCAATTCAACTCACGAAAGATGGGTTCATCCTCAGTAAGCGCTGCGTTTTCCTCGGTCGATGCGGCGGAAACACCGGCAGCCAGGGCCGATTGTCCGCTGCCCGCGGTCGGCGCGACTGAGTAGTCAAGCGCCGGATACACGCCGGAATTAACGCCCACCGGGACGCGTTGAACGCGGTTAGCAATGGGGCTGGCTTCGGTCGCAATCTGTAAAAGCTGATTAGCGTATTCCTCGGGGACCAGGTATCCACCAGCGGAGCCGGTGTCTTTTCCCAAGTCCTTCTGAGCATAGACCGTTCCCAGGCGCTTCATATCATTGCGCTTGACTGCGAGCAGCCAGTCGCCGAATGACTTATGCCCGGCGTCTTTTGCGCCGCCGTCATTGGTGTAATACCCGCCGCGCTCGAGCTTTGGGCTGTCCTGGATGGCCTTGAGGATTTGATCTACCTGGGCGCTGAGTGCTTTGAACTTAGCTTCCATGGGTTCCTCGACCACATCAGGAGTTTTGGTTTCGTCAGACATGGTTATGTCCTCCTGAGTTTTGGTAAACTCGATGTGTTTGGGTTGCTCATCTACATGAGCCGTTACAGTTTGAACTTCGGCGGGCTTCGCGTCGTCGTCATTGTTTGACCTTTCGGACGCCTCTAGCTCGGAAGATTTCAACGATTTTAGTGATACTGCTGTATTGCGTGGTTCGGCGGGGGTCGGTGTCAATGACGCATCCAGGCCAAGCGGCCAGTGTTTGATGTGCCAGGACTTCCCCGACCGCTCCCTTTCTACAAGGTGCGGTGCCGTGCCGGATGACCATCCCATCTTCCCGGCCTTGGTCATGTCATAAATAAACTTTTCGTACTCGTCTCGCAGGCTAAGTTGCATTTCCGCCCATACGCCGAATTCGTCCTCTGACAATTCAGCAACTCCGAGTCTGCGCGTCTTGAGACGCGGGTCCATACCGTGCTGGTAATAGACTGCCGAGGTTTTCAATTCACCAAAGTCGGTTGCGGCGTCGAAGTAGTCGCCCTCCATGTCCGGATCATCCGGCGAAGTGAAGCGCACCAGATAACCGCCGACGCGCCCGTCTCCGAGCGCCTTGACTGCATCGCCGTACCAGACCAGATAATCGTCATCCGCAAGATGTTCGTTTTTTTCGTCCATAAGCGCACCTGAACGCAAAAACGGCCAACCGACACGATTGTGACATCGTGATGATTGGCCGTTCGTTGCAACTAATTGGCCGTCCCGGTCGCCTTTCGCTGCGCTTACCGCGCCTGTTTGCTACCTGCGAATTCGAGACGTATTCAGTTTTGTACCAAAATTCAACGAATGAATTTTAGCTGATATAGCTTATCACATTAATTCCCGTTTGTCAAATGTTAGCTCTCTGCACGCACGTCCACCTCAAGCGATAGTACATCGCTCACTGGCGACCAGTCCTTGTTAGGACCGAAGTCGCATTCGTGAATAAGCTCATTGACCATTTGCAGCGCACCTTTCCACGTGAAGAAGTCATCCCGCGCCTTGTTCTGGCGTTTATGAGCGTCCTCAAGTTCTCGCAGGAATATACCGGCGTTGTCGGGGAAGGCTTTGTTATCGTCATAGCGCTGCTTGCGATCGCGGACCACGCCCTCCCAGAAATTCAGCGCTGAGCTAAGTTTCATATTCTCCACGCGCGCAACCGTCGATTGCGTCTCAAGCGCCTGGCGGGTGATGATATCGCCAATACCGCTCTTTTCGCGCAGCTCGTCTAATGCCTGGCGTGCGCCGCTCATCAAGAAGAAGTCATCACGCGCCTTACTCAGATCCTGGTACAACAGCCCGTTGCCCTCCGCCGTCTCGACAGTCTCGGCACGTGGGATGCTCTCGTTCAACGTCTCGAAATGGACGCGCTTGTCCGCCATCCATTTATCGGCCTGCTTACTCAATCTGTCGAGGCGCTTGTATTGGATCGCCTGTGCACCTTCGTAACCGTACAGCATCCCGCGTAGCAGCGAACATTCCGGCGGCAGCCAGACCTCGATACCGCGTCCGGCGGCAAAGTTGATCCAGGACGATGCGCCCTCGCGCTGATAGCGCCACTCCGTTTCACTGCCCATATCATAGCCAATTATCTTGATGCGGCGCGGCTGCTCCAGGATAACAAGGCCCATCAGCCAGTCAAACGAGGACGATGCGTACTCGTTGCGCTTATCGCCGCGGAATATCGGCACCTGGCCGAGTGCGTCCTCTTTCGGGAAGCGCACCGACGCTGGCACGTTTGCATAGCGGTCCTGCATGTACAACGGAAAGTCGTGCGGTTGTTTGATCCATTTCCACAGTTCGCCGCTGGAATCATAGTTCGGATGGGACAGCGCCCACAGCGGGTGGATTTCAACGCAGGCGTCAATCCTGGGTACAATGTCCCAACACGCCGCAATGGTGTATATCTTCTCGTCAGGCCCGATGTCCGCTATGTGGTGCCGGGTGGACGGGGCGCGTCCGATCAGCGTGATTGTGTCAATCATAGATTGGGGTTGAGGTTGATGACATGCGAGTGTAGTACTGCGAACGGCCCATGGCGGAATAAGGGCCGGAATAATCAACAGTCATAGTTGGGCTACGAACGATTATCTCCGGGTCGTGCGATCCTTTTGGGAGCGGCCCGCCGCACTTGTGGCAGCTAGTGCGTCCTTTCTCGCGCGGGGTATCACAATATTCGCATTTCATCTGTCATCCTTTCGCTGTAACTGTCTTTTCATCCAGATCAGCGGCATGGCGTCTGCCTGTTTGATGTACAAGATTGCCAGCCAGACATTGCCGGTTTGCGACAAGTAGCCCTGGAAGCGGTAATAATCCTCAAGCATCGCATCCTTGATTTCGTCGCTGTCATAGCCCACGTTGACGAGTACACGCGGTACGCTCACTTGCGCCACTCCTCTAATATTTCCTTCTTGACATAATCTACCATCTTCGGCGCTTCCTTGTCAACCACGCTGCGCCCCTTCCACCAGCGGCCACGGTGGAAATGCTTATTCTGCCCGAAGCCGACCGCATCGCCCACTACATAGACGCTGTAATCGGCGCTGTTGGTAATAATCACGCCTTCCGTCGTGCGGACCACCTTCCAGCGGTTAGCGAGGTTACCTGTGCGCCGGTACGGCACCTTGATGCGCCCGTCACGGATCGCGGCCATGACGTAACGGCGCTGCTTGTCGGATTGCCAGACCATCTTCTTTGTGTTCTTGTTTGGGTATGGCGTTGATTTCAAAATAGCACGCGTCGCCTTCGCCCATTTGAATATCCCGCGCGCCGTGACTTTCGGCAGGTGGCGCGACAGGTTGAGCAGCTTTTCGTGCAGCTCGTCCATGCCCTCGATTGAGTATTGAAAGTCGGTCATGGTAACTTAGGTAGCCTGCCGCGTGACGGCGGTTGGTCTGTCGGTCGCAACTCACACTTGCAGACATCCACGCCACCCGCGTTAACTTGACATTCCAGCTTCGAAGGATGCTGCGGGCGGATATCTAGCCGGGCAAGCACGCTCGACCTTCTCCGCTGTCCGCTCATCTTCAAGCATGACGGGCATGATTCGTTCGCGTGCAGCACCCATTCTAATACCGGGTCGTTCTGCGCCATTTGCAGCGCCTGGTTCTTGACGTTGTTATAGCGTGCAACCCACATATCAATGCGAGTGTCGAACGCGCCTAACTTACCGCCGTTTTCCTTGCTTCCCTCAACAATCGCCGCGGCAAATCCCCACACGAAATTGAGTTCCTCCCACGCCATGCGGTTAAGCTGCGCAAGTTCCTCGGTGGTCGCATCCTCAAACGACAGGCCGACATCTTTCATGCCCTCCGCCCACGCCTGCCGGAAGCCGCGGAATATTGCGCTCTCCATTGCCTCAAAGAATTGCATCTCGTCAAACGTGCCGTTCCACAGCCCGCGCACTGCCGCACGGATCTGCGACTTGTACGACGCCTGCGTTTTGAGCCGGTCAAGCATGACCATGGAGCGGAGATTATCTGACATTCTTATCCTTCCATGGTTCACCAACTCCATTTCCTAAAACAATACAGGAAATAGACAACATGAGCGCGCCAATAATAGCCTGTATTGACCCGCTTGTACTTACTAATACTGCTCCTGAAATAATCAACAGACCCAGACATAATCCCAGAAACAACTCGAAAAAGGGGTTCACTTTTCACTATCCTTCCGCGGCTGCGAATATCTCGCGCACGCGCTTGACCGTGGTCGCTTCCTCAAGCAGCACGGTTACCAGGTCAACAAGCTCAGCCGGGATATGATCCGCTTTGAACGGTGTTGCTGCCGTCCGGTTGCGCTTGACGCGCTTGAGCGCCTTACGCTTCCAGGCGTCCCACTCCGCCAGCATGAGCGATTTACCTTCCCCGTCATCCTCCGGCAATGTGCCGCCGACGGGACGTAAAGACCCCTGGGTCGCTTCGGCTACTGGCTCCGGCATACTTTCCTTGCTCTCCGCCAGCATCTTTTCAAATTCATCATACTCCATTCCGCCGGGAAGTTCGACGCCCATCATTTCGAATACAACCCGCGTGACTTTCGGCGGCGCAACTAGAGCGGCGTTGATGTAATTCACGACAGCACCGGATCGATCCTCCTCATCCTCCTGGAAGATGTCCATCTCGTTTGGCCGGAATTGTAGGCGATAACCCTGCGGGACAAGGTACTGGTTGTTGAGTGCGCTTGCAATGATGCGGCTGTCAGGGATGACTGCCTCTTCGTACAGGTCACGCTTGTCGCCTTCCTTCACGGCAAAGTTGGCCGCGCTCGAGAATAGTGACGATTGCGGCACGCCCAGCGCCGTGGCGATGTCCTCGCGCTTCTCGCTGGTCAACTTGGTGTTACCAAGCTCGCCGATACCTTCGCCAACTACAACAGGTTCTACCGAGTCGGCGTTGACAACCAGAGATTCCCAGGCTGTTTTGGCACCCTTCATTAACTTCCCCCAAATCGCCTTGAAACGTTCTTTCTCGGCCGGAGGCGGGTTTCCAGAAAGCTTCAGCAATGTCGTCTTAATCATCCCCTTCTTGAAAAAGTCGGCTGCGAATTCGTCAATGTTCGCCAGCACTCCGGCGGCGGCAAGCGCGGCAATTGCGCGCGATGATTTCGGCTCCAACTCCTGGAACGGATCGTTGTCCCAGATGTAAAGCATTTCATCAATCGCGAACGTCTCCGGGGGTCTGCCCTGGATGTTCCGCTCAAAGCCGACCAGACCGCGCTCGTTGTCCTGCAATGGTGTGACGGTGTGCGGCACAAAATAGCGCAGGCCCGCCGGTATCGTCATGCGCCCGCGTCCGCGCCGCTCGATCATCCAGTAGGACTTGGCGAACAGCACGAAGCTGGCCTCCATGAGCCACAGATCACGGAATGGATCGTCCCATATACCGGCCGCGTTCTGATAATCCTCGCTGCCGTCAACTTCCTCGCCCTTGCTGTTGAGTATCACCCAGGGAAGGTTAGACATACCGTTGGCGAGGATGCGTACGCCGCGATTGAGCCATGGCACGGCCTTGAACAGCCGCTCCAGGTCGGCATTGTTGCCATCACTATCGCCGCCGGTGATGATTGACCAGGCTTCGGGTGGGAACTGGTTTATATTAATCGCCTTGCCGCTGGCGCCTTGTTGGTATGTGTAAATGCCTGCCATAGAGTCTCCTGGTCTTATCGCTGCGCGTATATCCAGAAATAAGGCTCAAATACATTGCCGGATACCGTGAATTGACACTCGACCCGGTAGCGCGTGCCAGCCGTCAGCCCCGCCACAGCCGGAAGTGTAATCACGTCGCTGCTAACCGAGGCGGTGCCAGTCATAAGCGTGCTGGTCTTGTCGGTGTAGGTGTCCGTGGCCTGTGTGTAGCTGTATATTTTGGCGCTCGGTGATGTTGGCGTGCTGGCCCACGGCGTGGTAGTGATTGTGTACGCGATGGTTTCATCTGCGCCCTGAAATATGGGCGATTCTTTTGTCTCTCGTTTGACTATTGCCATGTCTACTTATCCTCCAACGTCTGCGCCATCGAACGACTCAACAGCGTGTGTGCTGGCGTGCGGCTGTCTAATGTCTGCGCCGGTGTGCGACTGAATAAGGTCAGGCTAATCAGGCCGGTCACAGCCGCCACAAATGTGATGTTGTCTATCGTCACGATGGCTGCGAGATCATCCACGCTCAGGTTATGCACCTGCGTCAGCGTGACGGCCTCAAGCTCTGTCACTACCACCAGGTCGCTAACCACGAGGTTATGCGTCTGCGTCAGTACCGGGCTGTCAATCGCCGCCACTACGTCCAGATCGGCAACCGTCAGATTGTGGACCTGCGTTAGCGTCACATTGTCTATTGTGACAATCACATCCAGGTCTTGAACTATCAAGTCGCCCGCAACTGATAGCGTGACGTTATCTATCGTTGCGACTGTGGCCAGGTCTTGAACCGTCAGGTTATGCACCTGCGTCAATGTGACGTTATCAATCGTGACTACTACATCGAGGTCAGAAACGGTCAGCGCTCCGGCACCTGCTAGAACCACGTTGTCAATCGTCGCAATAACCGCGAGATCCTGCACCGTCAAATTGTGGACCTGCGTCAGCGTGATGCTGTCCACCGCGACTACTACGTCAAGATCGCTAACCGTGATATTGTGGACCTGTGTCAGCGTTACGGCGTCAATTGTCGCAACAGTCGCAAGGTCATCTACTATCAGGTTTGCAGCCTGGTCAACCGTCACGTTGTCGATCGTGACGGTTACATCCAGGTCTTGCACTACGAGGTTGTGAACCTGCGTCAGCGTAATATTATCAATCGTCGCAACGGTATCAAGGCCGTTGACTGTGATGTTATGAACCTGTGTCAGGTTTACTGCGTCAAGCGTAACCGTAACGTCAAGGTCAGCAACTACCAGATTGCTTGTCTGCGTCAGGTCTACATTGTCAATCGTAACGGTGACGGCTAAGTCCTGTACCGTCAGGTTGTGTACTTGCGTCAGGCTGATCGCGTCTATCTGTGCGACTACCGCAAGGTCGGCGACGGTTACGTTGTGGACCTGCGTCAGCGCGAATGTGTCAAGCGCCGCAACGGTCGCAAGGTCGGCAACTGCCAGGGTTGCACCGGCGACAGACGCTTTGAGTTCCGCCGCAATCCCGCCCCAGTCAGTTGAGGTTGACCAATCGGCAGAAGCCGTCGTCTCAAACGCATCCGTGCGCCACTGTGTTTGTACGCCGCGGTTCTGTCCCGCGCCGATCAGATCGTCAACTTCTGTCCAATTCGTGCGCGGCGTTTTGTACTCCTTGAAGACGTGATGGAAGCAGGCAATCGCACGATTGTCTGAGCTTCCCGCCGACGCCAGCGTGATACTGCCGGTTGTGCCGGTTCCGGTGTTGCGTGGGTTCTGCACAAAAGCGGCTGCTAGACCACCGGACAAGTCAACGCCGGTAACCTGGAAGAACGAGACAACACAATGCACCTGCGTATTGGTCGCGAAGTCAACCGTAGTTGCGCCGGTTGACGATGTAGATAAATCAGCACCGAACAGCGATAAGCCGTTTCCGTCAGCGGTGGTGTCCAGCGTCGTGCCAATCTGCACCCAGGTCATGCCGTTGCCGCTCATGGTCGGCGTGTCAGGCCCACCATTCCGGCGCGCCTCAACAAACGCAACGATCAGCCCGGTAGTAGGCGGCGTCCAACTGGCGTTAGAATACGAGGTTGTATTCGTACCGTCGTTGATGTCGGGCGGATCAGAGTTATTCGCCGTAAAATCTGCGCTGTTACCTAGGTTAGTAAAGGCAATCGCCATTCCAGGATCTCCGTTAGGCGGTGGCGGCTTCGGCGGCTTCGGCGGTTTGGGCGGCTTCGGCGGCTTTGGCTTTTTGAGTTGTGACAACCGTCTCGAAGGGATTGTTGAGCGTCGAGTCGTTTTCCTCGAGGTCGATTTCCTTGATGAGGTAATCAACAGTCTGTAACGCCCCGGAAGATATCGCCAATATGTCACGCTCTGAATTCAACCGCTGGATTTTCGTTTCGAGATGTTCCACCAGCCGGGCGCGGGTTTGCTCGTCACCGTCGAACATCTCGACAGCCTCTCGCGCCGTCTGTACCTGTCCCTCGAAAAACTGGACACGCGCCAGGGCGTCACGATGCTGTAAACCGTACTCGTTGCGAAGCCGCTCTAAGTCCTGTCTATATATCATCTGAAATCCATCGTATCCGTACCGGCGCGGTTTGTATAGTAACTGCGTCGGTGCGTGCTGGTTGATGCGGACGCCGTGACCGAGCGCGAAGCCGTGCCAGAAGGCGTAGCCCTCGCGCTGATAGCGGAACTCGCTATCGCTGGACATCTCCGCGCCGATGATCTCGATTTCGTCGAAGCCCTCGTGAATTGCAAGCGCAATCATAAAATCGAAGCTGGAGGTGAACAGGTGCATCGGTTTCCCGCTGCGTGTCCAACCGCCAAGCAGGTCCCGCGTGACGTCCTCAATCGGATAGCGAACGCACGCAGGAACCTCCTGGCGATCCTCCAGCATATACACCGGGAACTGCTTATTTACCTTGAGCCAGGCCCAATGCTCGCGCGGCTTGACATATTCCTTTTTCCGGCTCTCGGCCTGCATCCAGATAGGATGCATTTCAAACAGCCGGTTGAGCCGCGAAAACTGATGGTACTTATAAGCCCAGACGATAGACCAGATTTCATCCGCGCTTGACAAGCGCACATGCTCTAGCGTATTCGGCGCAAATCCAACCAGCGCCACGCTGGGCATTAAGCCACGTCCCTTAGCTCGAAGTCGAACGCCGGAATATTGACCGTGTTACCAGTCGTCAGCGCCTGCGTTGTGCAGGTCGTCTGCAAGAGCAGCGTAGAGCCGGTTGAGCCGGTAATAGCGACGTGTGAAGCCGTACCCGTGCGAATGACCGACACGGCTGATTGTGCCGCAACGGTGATCTTGCGCCCGGATGTATCGCCATCTGCCAGGGTGAAGTCGGTTGAGGTGATAACGCCCGACTTCGCCAGCACCGTCGTTTGACTGGTGTTGAACGCTGACGAATACGTCCCGGCCTGCGCGTTCAGAACAGTAACGCGGGTTGCTCGCACTCTCACGTATGCGTGAGTGCCGCTGTCATAGATTGCGTCTAATTGAGTTTTTGCCATACTATCTCCCGGTGGCTATGCAAACCACCATGTATCAACCATATCATTCTCGTACGCGTATCTTAGCGCGTCAATCAAATGATTGTTCTTATCAGTTGGGCGGCGCAAGCTGTTTCCGTTCTTGTCCTTCGCCCACTGATATTGTGTCAACTCGTTGCGCATGTTCACGCACGCGGAGTCAACAATAATCCTTTGCTGCTGTAACCACTGAATACCGTGCATGACACTATCCTTACCTTTTACCGCTCCTCTGGCTGATACGCCATGCTTTGTCAACTCAGCGATTGACTTCGGTTCGGCGCTATCACAGGTTACAACATCAATACCGATCAGGTCCTTGACATCCTCTGCAAGCAGGTCGTTTGTCAACCCATACTCGTACAGCTCTCCATAAATGTAAATCTCGTTACGCTTGCCGTCATAGTGCGTACGCACCACAGCGGCCGGATCGCTCGAAAAGCCAAAGTCAAGCCCGTGACGCATATTCGTGAACTGGTCACGCATCCCTGACAAATCACGCGTCTCCCAGTTCGTGAAGATAACATCTCCCAGAACTCCCCAATTACCGAGGGTGTAGACCTGGTAGTAGTAACTATCAGTCTCGCCCTCAAGATCCTTGCGGTCGCTTTCCGTCAAAAATCGATTGTGAATGTACCAAGTCTTGAGGATACTAAGCTCGTCAGACTGATATTCTGTCTGGTCATCAGCCCAGGCAATCTTGGAAAAGTAGTCCTCGTAAATCCAATGCGACTTCAGGATCGGGTTGAAGGATAACGTCAACCGCTTCGGCACATCCTCGGACCCGCCGCGCTGGCGCTTGTACAGGCTCTTGACCGTATCGCGGCTCGTCTCGGTGGCTTCCTCGACCCAGATGTCCGTGATGACGCCCTTTGACGGCGTGATCGACTTGATTTTCTCGCTATCATCCAGGCCGGCGAAAAGTATCTGATATCCGTTCGCGCAGGTTATCAGCAGTTCGGAGCGGTTGATCGAAAATAACTTCTTCAACCCAAAATGGTTGATGACCTTCTCGATCTCGTTGAACACCGAGCGCCGGATCGTGCGCCCGACCTCGCGGCAGATCAGATAGTTGCGCCCACCGGCAGCCACGTCCAGGACGGCGCGCTGTGCGAGGAAACGTGACTTGCCGGAGCCGGAGCCGCCGTACTCAATCTGTGTGCGTGCGTAGTTGTAAAGGTGCGGCCGGTAAACGTCGTTGAATACTGCCGGATCGACTCTTACCTGTACTTCTCTAATCGTCATCGTCTCCGACTGTCACGTTGATGATGAGGCTTTGCCCGTCCGCGCCGGTGATTTCGGTGCGTTCGCTGAACCTGTCACGCCGTATCCTGGCCAGCCACCACTTCGCATCCTGCGTGTTGCCGTCCTTGATTGACTTCAGTACGGTCGTCTCCGCCATATCGTTGACGTGCTCCTGTTCGTCCTGAAATGCCTGGCGTAGTTTCGGCGACTTCTGGATGCGGTCACGCGCCGTTTCCCACGAACAGCCGACACGAGAGGCGACCGTGGATATGATCCCGGCGCATCCGTCAATAGCCTCTAAAAATTGTGCGTTCTTGTATCGTGGCATGGTTTACCGTTTGTCAACTATTCTAAAGTTGCCTGATTTCTAAATCCGGAAATGCCGTGT